CGGTAGGGGGTATCATGCCGTACATGCGTATGACTCACGATGTCGATCCGACCAAGAAGATCCTCGATGAGATCGGTGATCTGTCCACGGTCGAGATCTTCAACAACCAGATCCTTGTTGGCGTCTATATTCGTCCGCAGAAAACCAAGAGTGGTCTTTATCTGTCGGACAAGACTACTGACGAGGACCGTTTCCAGTCAAAGGTCGGTCTGCTGCTGAAGGTTGGCTCGCGCGCTTTTGAGGAGAACGAAGAGGGATGGTTCAAGGGAGACAAGTTCAGCCTGCATGACTGGCTAGTCTTCCGTCCGTCCGATGGCTGGAGCATCACCGTGAATGGTGTTCTGTGCCGAATGCTTGCGGATACGCAGGTGAAGGGGCGCGTGAAGTTCCCCGATGAAGTTTGGTGAGGAGAAAGTCATGTCTGATCCGAAGGACGAACAGCTTGAGATCAATCTCGATGAGTCGGCAAAGGACACGGAGCCGAAGGTTGAGGTGAGCGACGATCCGGTGGTTGAAACTGCGCCGGAAGTCAATGAGGCGTCTGTCGAAGATCCCGTGAAGGCGATTGCAGAGCTTCGCGAGAAGCTTGAGGCAGAGCGTCGGGCGCGTATCGAGGCCGAAAATCGCGCGCGCATGGCGAGCAGCGAGGTCGATGACACCAATCTTCAGCTTGTGACTGGCGCGATTGAGACGATGCAGCGTGAGCAGGGCATCCTCAAGGGTCAGTTCAAGGAGGCGATGTCGGTTGGCGACTACGACAAGGCTGCTGAAATTCAGGAAGCCATGTCGAACAACGCCGCGAAGCTGCTTCAGCTTGAGAACGGCAAGGAGGCTATGAAGTCGAAGCCTCGTCAGGAGCCTGTTCAGAGGTCTTCTGATCCTGTCGAAGCGTTCGCATCGCAGCTTTCGCCTCGTTCTGCTGACTGGGTTCGCAAGAACCCGCAGTTCGTGACCGATCCGCGCCTCAATCAGAAGATGATTGCGGCTCACAACATCGCTCTTGCCGATGGTCATGTGCCGGATACTGACTCGTACTTCTCTGCCATCGAGGATACGCTCAGGATTCGACGCTCTGAACAGCCTCGCGCAGAGGAAACGACGGAGTCTCCCTTGTCTGCTGCTGCCAAGCCTGTCGCTCGCTCTGTTCCGCCCGCTGCTGCACCTGCAAATCGCAGCGGAAATGGTCGTGCGAACGTCGTTCGACTTACGCGAGCGGAGGCTGACACGGCAAAGATGCTCGGCATGACCGAAACCGAGTACGCGAAGCACAAACTGGCCCTCCAGAAGGAGGGCAAGCTGCCCAATTGAGGAGATAGATCATGGAAAACGTCATCAATCCCGCTGCTCCGACCGTTTCCGAGGCTCCCCGCAGGCGCGGCAGGCCCCCGAGGACTGTCCAGAAGGTCGAGGAGACCGTCGAGGAGCCTGTTGCAGCCGTGCCGAGGGCTGAGATGCGCTCCGAGGTGCGTGAGGAAGATCCGCGCGCCCGTGCTGCTCGTCGTGCAGCAGAGATCCGGGGTCACCTTGGCGACATGGATCAGGGGACGGACGAGTTCTACATCGATCCAACCCTCATTCCCGAGGGCTGGACGTATGAGTGGAAGCGGTTTCAGGTGCTGGGGCAGGAAGACGCCACGCATCAGGTCCATCTGGCGCGGATGGGCTGGGAAGTCGTTCCTGCTCGTCGCCATCCCGGCATGATGCCCTCGTCGTGGACCAAGGGAACCATCGAGCGCAAGGGCATGGTGCTGATGGAGCGTCCCACGGAGGTTGTCGAGGAAGCTCGTCGCATCCAGCAGAAGGTCGCCAAGGATCAGGTGCGCGCCAAGGAGGCCCAGATCGCAGGTACTCCTGATGGCACCATGACTCGCGACCATGCCCAGACGCGACCGAAGATCAACAAGAGCTATGAGCCGATCCCGATTCCGAAGGAGTAAATAGGCACTACAATGCTGACATGAAAAGGGGGGAGATTGATTTCTCCCCCCTTTACTTTTCTAACCAACCATGTGAATAGTTTTGAGCCTCCCCCGGTGAGGAGGTTTTTCATCCCGGTCATAAGTCGCCCCGGTGTGCGATGATGGACCTCCTGAAGAAGGAGAATCCGTTATGGCGAACACCAATGCGCCTTTCGGCTTCCGGCAGTATCAGGGGAATGGCTCTGCTCCGACGTATGAGCAGGTCCCTGTTCAGATTGCCTACAACGCGACGAACATCTTCTTTGGCGACCCGGTTGAGCCGGATGCCAATGGTCAGGTGGTTCAGGGTGACGGCACGACAGCGGCTGCTGGCATTGCTGGCATCTTTGTTGGCTGCCAGTACCTCTCGGTCGCCCAGAAGCGCACCGTGTGGTCCAACTACTGGCCCGGCTCGGATGTCGCCTCGACGCAGACTGTCACGGGCTACATCGTCAATGATCCGAATGCCAAGTTCGTCGTCCAGTCGGACGCGACCGGCATCGTGCAGGGCAATGTGAACCTGAACGTCGGCTACACCATCGGCACCGGCAATACGTCGAACGGCATCTCGGGCGCGTTCATCTCTGGTGCGGCCACGACCAGCACCCTGCCGTTCCGCATCGTCGGCCTGATCACCGATCCTCCGGGTTCGGCTGGCACGGAGAGCGGCGCGTACAACTGGGTGGTCGTTGCGTTCAACAACGTCGCCACCAAGTCCCTCACGGGCATCTGAGAGGAGTAAGCACCAATGGCTGTTAATCTTAGTGCCATCAAGGATCTGCTCCTCCCCGGCCTCCGTGGCATCGAGGGCAAGTACGAGCAGATCCCGTCGCAGTACGACAAGATCTTCACGAAGCATGAGTCGAAGATGGCTCTGGAGCGCACCGCTGAGATGCGCTTCCTTGGCCTCGCGCAGCTCAAGACTGAAGGTGGTCAGACTGCTTTCGACAACAGCGCGGGCGAGCGTTACGTCTACAATCAGGAGCATACCGAGATCGCTCTCGGGTATGCCATCACTCGCAAGGCGATTGATGACAACCTGTACAAGACGCAGTTCATGCCGTCGAACCTTGGTCTCATCGAGTCCTTCCAGCAGACCAAGGAGATCTATGGCGCGAACGTCCTGAACACCGCGACCACCTACAATGCGTCGATTGGTGGTGACGGCAAGGCTCTCGTCGCGAGCGACCATCCGATTGATGGTGGCACGGTTGCGAACACGCCTGCGACGCAGGTGGAACTCAACGAGTCCACCCTGCTCAACGGCATGATCGCTGTCCGCGCCAACTTCAAGGATCAGGCTGGCCTGAAGGTGTTTGCGCGCGCGCGCAAGCTCATCGTGCCGACTGCTCTGGAGCCGGTTGCGATCCGACTGACGAAGACGGAACTGCGTCCGGGTACTGCGGACAATGATGTGAACGCGATCATGATGACTTCCGGTGGTCTGCCGGAAGGCTACATGGTCAGCGACTTCCTCACATCGTCTTCGGCTTGGTTCCTGCTCACGAACATTGACGGTCTCTCGTACATGGAGCGCGTCAAGTTTGAGTCGGACATGCAGGTCGATTTCGTCACGGACAACCTGCTGGTGAAGGGCTACGAGCGTTACAGCTTCGCCTATTACAACTGGCGAGCGATCTGGGCGTCGTTCCCGACCTGACCAAGGAGGGGGGCGGGGAAACTCGTCCCCCTTCGCACTCCGGGGAACCGGATCACGTTGACTGCCCCGGCAGACGCTGCACCGACAACGTGATCTCATCGTGCAGGAGACTTGAATGGCAACCACGACATTTACTGGCCCGGTCAAGGCTGGCGATGTTCTGAACACGACTGGCTCGACTGCCGGTACGGTGAAGAACGTCGGCTTCGTTGAGATGGTCCAGTCTGTGGCTATCACGCAGTCTGCAACGGCTGCTGCTACCACCATCTGCATCCCCGCCAACAGCCAGATCATCGGCATCTCTGCGCTCGTCACGACGGGCTTCACGGGTGCTGCTGGCACTCTGAATGTTGGCACGACCTCCACCTCGACTGAGCTTGTCGCGGCGGCGAACTTCGACCTTGCGGCTGTCGGCCTCGCAACTGCCACTCCCGGCACGGATGCGACGCGCACAGCCAAGTGGATCGATGTCGGCACCACCGATGTCATCATCTACGTCAAGGCGGCGAACGCTCCGTCTGGCTCGACTGGCGCGGCGATCCTGACGGTTCGCTACGTTCAGGCTATCAATCTCACAGCGTGATCAGGAGAGAAACCATGAAGGGCAAGACTCAGAAGGGTGTGAAGGCACAGCAGGATCTCCGTAGCGGGTTCTATGCTGGCGCGGGTTCCAACGTCGCTTCCGAGGCCAAGAGCAAGGCCGAGGGCTTCAAGCGTGGCGGCAAGGCGAAGCACATGGGCAAGGTCCACGGTGCCGCTGCGATGGCTCACGCTGGCCGCAAGCCGCGCAAGTCGGGTGGTGGCGTGTTCTCGTCCGCTGCCAAGGGTTCGATGCGCCCCGGCTTTGAGGGCTGAACTCCGACGATAGTCTGAACTTGAGCGGGGGCCTAGCGCCCCCGTTCTTGCATGGAGAGAGCGATGCCGGGTGCATGGACACGCAAGGAGGGGAAGAATCCCTCCGGTGGTCTGAATGAGAAGGGCCGTGCTTCTCTGCGCGCGCAGGGGCATGACATCAAGCGTCCGCAGCCCGAGGGTGGTTCGCGGCGCGATAGCTTTTGCGCCCGGATGACGGGACTAAAGAAGAAGCTGACGGGCTCTGCGAAGGCTGCTGATCCCAACAGCCGGGTCAACAAGAGCCTGCGGTCTTGGAACTGCTAATGTCTGCCAAGCCTCAGAATTCAGGTCTCTGGGGCAGAGCCAAGGCTGCTGCTCGGGCCAAGTTTGATGTGTACCCTTCTGCCTATGCCAACGCATGGGCATCGAAGTGGTACAAGTCGCATGGCGGCAAGTGGTCTGGCTCGGACAACCGTGTCGCCAAGGCTTCTGGAGGCGGGCTAGGAAAGTGGTTCGCTGAAGACTGGCGAGATGTGAAGACCGGCAAGGAATGTGGTAGGATCGAAGGAGAGAA